CCAACAGGAACGGGTAAAACTACAATATTATCTTTATTTGCGAATACCGCTTACTTACACGATTACAACGTCCTTCAAATATTCTTTGAGGATAATCCGGATAACATTAAAAAGAAACACTATACAATTTGGTCGGGAATTGCCCCCGATGAACAACCTGAAAATAAAGATTTCGTAAAAGAAAAAATCAACGAAGTTCAAACACAAAGTAAAGGAACTTTGGACATTTTGAAATTACCAAGTGATTCTGTTACAATCTCTGAAATCAAATCGAGATTAAGAAAAAGAAATTCAGAGGGTAAAAAAATTGACCTACTTGTTATCGACTACGTTGACTGTATCAGTCCTGAAAAATCACAATTCGGTGAAGAATGGAAAGGTGAAGGTTCAGTAATGAGAAGTTTAGAAGCGATGACAAGTGAATTTGGAATCGTTATTTGGACGGCAACACAAGGTAACAGAGAATCAATTTCATCCGAAGTTGTTAATAGCGACCAAATGGGTGGTTCAATTAAGAAAGCTCAAATTGCACACGTTATCCTATCAATAGGTAAAACTATTGAACAAAAAGAACACAATTTAGCAACTATGACATTACTTAAATCAAGAATTGGTAGAGATGGTATCATATGGCAAAATTGTAAATTTGACAACCGACTTTTGGTTATTGATACCGAGTCACAAACTACACTACTTGGTCACAAGGAAGAAAAACAAAAAAACAATTCCGAAAGAATTAAGGATGCGTTTATGAAAAGACAAGAAACATTAAATAGAAATTAATAATAAACACCATGACAGAAAAGATTTTAAAAGAAAATCCCGGACGATTTGTCCTTTTTCCAATCGAACACCACGACATTTGGAGACTTTACAAACAACAAGAGGCGTGTTTTTGGACTGCCGAAGAAATTGATTTGGCACAAGACATCTATGATTGGGAAAACAAATTGAACGAGGATGAACAACATTTCGTTAAACACGTTTTAGCGTTTTTCGCGGCTTCAGACGGTATTGTGAATGAAAACTTGGCAATGAACTTTGTCAATGAAGTTCAGTACACTGAGGCGAAAATGTTTTACGGTTTTCAAATCATGATGGAAAATATTCATAGTGAAACCTATTCACTTTTGATTGATACCTACATCAAAGACAAACAAGAACAAAACAAATTGTTTAATGCAATTGAAACCGTACCTGCAATTAAGAAAAAAGCGGAATGGGCAATCAAATGGATTAATTCAAAATCTTTTGTGGAAAGGTTGTTGGCGTTTGCTGCTGTTGAGGGTATTTTCTTTTCTGGCTCATTCTGTTCCATTTTCTGGCTCAAAAAACGTGGTTTAATGCCAGGATTAACCTTCTCAAATGAGCTCATTTCAAGAGACGAAGGAATGCACTGTGACTTTGCTTGTCACTTATTCAATAATCACATTGAAAATAAAATAAGTGAGAAAAAGATTAAAGAGATAATCTGTGGGGCTTTAGAGATTGAAAAGGAATTTATTTTAGAGGCCCTACCTGTAAAATTAATTGGTATGAATTCTGATTTGATGTCACAATATTTGGAATTCGTAACAGATAGATTGTTAGTGTCTTTAAATTGTTCTAAGGTCTATAATTCAGAAAATCCGTTTGACTTTATGCAAAACATTGCATTACAGGGTAAAACCAATTTCTTTGAAAAAAGAGTGGCAGAATACCAAAAAGCGGGTGTTAATAATAACGTATCCATCGAAGATATGGATACATCATTTGACGATATAGATTTTTAAAATATTATGAAAGTAAAAAAGAGAGACGGCTCATTGGAAGAAATGAGATATGACAAAATTACACGAAGAATACAATTTTTTTGTGATGATTTAAATTTAGAATACGTTGACCCTACATTGGTTACCCTTAAAGTTACGCAGGGAATCTATGATGGTATATCAACAACAGAATTAGACACATTAGCGGCGGAGACCGCAGCTTCAATGGTTACAACACATTCTGATTATGCTAAATTGGCGGGTAGATTAGCGGTTTCTAACCTACATAAAACAACACCAAAAAAGTTTTCACAGTGTATTAAAGAATTATATTCTTTTAATGAACCTAAAACAGGTAAAGAATCTTCATTGATATCTGACGAGGTTTATCAATTCGTAATTCAAAATAGAGAATCATTGGATGGTGCTGTTGCACAAGAAAGAGATTTTGATTTTGATTACTTTGGTTTTAAAACACTTGAACGTTCTTACTTATTAAGAATCGGTAAACGAATTGTTGAGAGACCCCAATACATGTACATGAGAGTTGCGGTTGGTATTTGTAATGGTGATTTAGAGACTGCCCTAAGAATCTACGACGACCTATCACAACATTTTTACACTCATGCCACACCAACATTATTTAATGCGGGAACTCGTCGTCCACAAATGTCATCTTGTTTCTTAATTGGTAATAAGGGAGATGATATTGATGGTCTATTTGACACCATTAAAGACGTTGCAAAGATTTCTAAATGGGCTGGTGGTATTGGACTACATGTTCACGACGTTAGAGGTAAAGGGTCGTACATTAAAGGGACAGGTGGTGAATCGGATGGTTTACTGCCAATGATGAAAACATACAACGAAGTTGCTCGTTGGATTAATCAAGGTGGTAAAAGAAAAGGTTCTTTTGCTATCTATCTTGAACCATGGCATTCAGATGTGTTTGAGTTTATTGATTTAAGAAAAAACCACGGTAAAGAAGAAATGAGAGCTCGTGATTTATTCTTGGCAATGTGGACCCCAAATCTTTTCATGAAGAGAGTTGAGGAAGATGGTGATTGGTCATTATTTTCACCCGATGAAGCACCGGGTTTATCTGATGCATATGATGACCCATTTTCATTTACGCAAGAATTCACCGAACTTTATGAAAGATATGAAAAAGAAGGTAGAGCCAGAAAAGTTGTGAAGGCGAGAAAATTGATGGATGCAATTTTGACCGCACAAATCGAGACGGGCACACCTTACATGTTATATAAAGACGCTGCGAATTATAAATCAAATCAAAAAAACTTGGGCACAATTAAATCCTCAAATTTGTGTACTGAGATTATCGAGTATTCAAGTCCTGAAGAACAGGCGGTTTGTAATTTAGCATCAATCGCATTACCAAAATACATTATTAATAAAGAATTCAACCACGAATTACTTTACGAATATGTGTACCAAGTGGTAAAAAACCTAAACAACGTTATTGATTTGAATTTTTATCCTACAGAGGAAACAAAACTTTCAAATATGAAACACAGACCAGTTGGTTTAGGTGTACAAGGATTGGCAGATGTTTTTTGTATGTTAAAATTACCTTTTGAAAGTGAAAATGCCGACAAACTACAAGTTGAAATTTTTGAAACAATTTATTTTGCCGCATTAACATCGTCTAAAGATTTGGCAATTGAACACGGTCATTATTCAACATTTGAAGGTTCTCCATTATCTAAAGGTATACTTCAATATGAATTGTGGGGTAAAACCGATAAAGACACGAGCGGAAGATGGGATTGGAAGACTTTAAGAAAAGAAATCGTAAAACACGGTGTAAGAAATTCTTTGTTAGTTGCTCCGATGCCAACAGCGTCTACCGCACAAATCCTTGGTAATAACGAAGCGTTTGAACCGTTTACATCTAATTTATATTCAAGAAGAACTTTAGGTGGTGAATTTATTGTTATCAATAAACACCTCGTAAATGAATTACTTGAAAGAGGTTTATGGTCAGATGATTTGAAGAAAAAACTAATCATGGAAAATGGTTCCGTACAGAACATTCCCGAAATACCTGTTGAAGTAAAAGAGGTATACAAGACAGTTTGGGAAATGTCTCAAAAAAGAATTTTGACCATGGCTGCGAATAGGTCGATTTATATTGACCAATCACAATCATTAAATTTATTTATTGACAACGCGAACAAAACCAAAGTTTTAGCAGCACATCTTTATGGATGGAAACTTGGTTTGAAAACTGGGATGTACTATCTCAGAACCAGAGCGGCTGTTGACCCAATCAAGGGTTTAGGTATTGATACCTCAACAGCGAAACCTACAGTTGAAGCCAACGAAGTACAAAACACTTCATACAACCAAAATAAACAACAAGAAGAGGAAGTTGTTGAGATGGCGTTACCATCAAGACCAACAGATTCTCCTTTTGAATGTGAAGGTTGTGGCTCATAACTGTAGATGGCTCCAATAATAGTTCGCGACCTACCGCAAACATCTACTTTGTTTGATTATAAAAGGGGCAAAAAAATCAAACAATATACACAATCCCAACTTCGGTTGGGATTTTTTATTTATAAGTATTTCTTCTTTAGTTATATTTATTAGTATGGCGATAACGTATGGTATAGATTTTCCATTTAGAATTAGTCCCAAAGGTGATTTTTTGGTGATGACCGAAACACCCGAAAGAGAGATTCGTGCGAACCTAATTCATTTATTATTAACAAGAAAAGGTTCAAGATATTATTTGCCTGATTTTGGTACTAGATTATATGAATTTATTTTTGAACCAAACGACGCGGTTACGTGGGGACAGATTGAAGATGAGATTAGAACTTCAGTAAAAACTTACATACCCAATTTGGAAATTAAATCAATTAGAGTAACTGCTGCAGACCAAGACCCTGAGGAACCAACAAGTCCTCAAGAAGATGAAGATTCAAGATTATTTAGAGTTTCGGATTATTCTACAAAACCATACACCGCTAAAGTTAGGATTGACTATGACATAAATAACGAACCTTTTGTTTCGTCGGATTTTATAATTATTAACATATAACATGGCTAAAAAAATATCATATGCCGTAAGAGACTTTGCTAGTTTAAGACAGGAATTAGTCAATCTTACAAGGGAATATTATCCTGATTTAATTAAAAATACAAATGACGCGTCTATATACTCTGTATTATTGGATTTAAACGCGGCTGTAACAGATAACTTACACTTTCATATTGATAGGGTTTGGCAAGAAACCATGTTGGATTTTGCACAACAAAGACAATCCTTATATCATATTGCTAAGACATACGGTATGAGAATACCAGGAAACCGACCATCAGTTGCTTTGTGTGATTTTACAATACAAGTACCTGTTAGAGGTGATAAGGAAGATGAACGTTATTTAGGTACAATTAAATCGGGAGCACAAGTTTCCGGTGGAGGACAAGTTTTTGAAACAATAGAGGACATTGACTTCTCAAACCCATTCAATAAAAGAGGGGAACCTAACAGATTAAAAATCCCTAATTTTGATGGTAATAATAGATTAATTTCATATTCGATTGTAAAGAGAGAAGCGGTTGTTAATGGGGTTACGAGAATCTTTAGAAAAGTTATTACAGAAGTAGACCAAAAACCGTTTTTAAAAATTTATTTACCCGAACAAAATATTTTAGGTGTTAGTGGTGTCATCCACAAAGAAGGTACAAACTTCGTAAATAACCCTACTAATTCTGAATTTTTAAGTTCAGAAAACAAATGGTATGAAGTAAAAACTTTAATACAAGATAAAGTTTTTATTCCTGACCCGACATCAGCTTCAGATAGTGATAATTTCATATCAGGAACCTATGTACCTGTAACAAATAAATTTATCACAGAATATACACCTGAAAATTATTTTTCGGTGACATTTGGTTCTGGTAATGTGAATCCTTTGGATAATTTAGATAACTACAATCAAGGTAGTTTAAGAGTAAGTCTTGGTACTTACCTTAACAACCTATCACTTGGGGCATTACCAAAATCAAACACCACTTTATTCGTAAAATATAGAATAGGTGGTGGAAAAGATAGTAACATTGGTATTGATGTTATTACGAGTGTTGATAACGTAGAATTTGTTGTAGGTGGACCAAATTCAAATACAAATACACAAGTACAGAATTCTTTAACCGTTACCAACGTAACTCCCGCAGTGGGTGGAGCTGACCAACCAAGTATTGAAGAAGTTAGAAACATGATTGCATATAACTTCTCAGCACAAAACAGAGCGGTTACACTTAATGACTATAAGTCTTTAATTGAAACAATGCCATCTACTTATGGTGCACCAGCTAAAGTTAATGTGATGGAAGAAGACAATAAGATTAAAATTAAATTACTGTCTTATGATGAAAATGGTAATTTAATTGATACCGTTTACAACACACTAAAAAATAATATACTTACATATTTGGCTGAATATAGAATGGTCAATGACTTCTTAGACGTTGAGAGTGGTGAAGTTGTTGATTTCACATTAGAAATTGATGTTGTAATCGATAAAAACGGAAACCAAACAGAAATTGTTAAAACAATTATCGAGGATACAGTGAGTTATTTTTCAATAGAAAAAAGAAAAATGGGAGACCCATTATTCGTTGGTGATTTATACAAAACAATAGGTGAAGTAAATGGTGTTGTAAACGCTGTTGATATTAGGGTTTTCAATAATATCGGTGGTGAATATTCATCTTCTGAAGTTGCTCAAGCTTATGTTGATGCTAACACAAAAGAAATTTCACAATCAGATATGACCATATACATGAAATCTAACCAAATATATCAAATAAGATTTCCACAGAAAGATATAAAAGTTAGAGTAAAAACCTTAGGAACGACTACATTCTAATTTAATTTTTATTTATTTTTCTGGAAATCCATAATTTTCTATTTATATAGAAGAATGCAGAAACATAGAATTTCCACAAATATAGGTAAAGACCAAAAGGTCGTAGTCGAACTTAAAAATGACTTCGATTTATTGGAGATTTTATCTCTTAAATTTACACAGACGGAAGTGTATTCGTCAATGTGTGCGGATTATGGTGTTGTCTGCGGTAGAATATTTGTAAACAACGGTTTTGGTGTTCCAAACGCAAGAGTTTCGATTTTTATTCCAATATCCGAAGAAGACTCTAATGACCCTGTAATATCAGCTCTTTATCCATTTACGACTGTAGATGATAAAAATGAGAATGGATACCGTTATAATCTATTACCAAGTAGAAAACAACACGGAGGACACGAACCAACCGGTACGTTTCCTGACCAAAAAGATATTTTAACAAGAGAAGAAGTACTTGAAGTGTATGAGAAATATTACAAGTACACCGTTAAAACAAACGATGCTGGTGACTTCATGATTTGGGGTGTACCTGTTGGTATACAAACAATACATGTTGATGTTGATTTATCAGATATTGGTTGTTTTTCATTAAGACCTGATGATTTTATTAGACAAGGACTTGGTGTAGACAAATTTAAAAACACATATTCTTATAAATCATCAAACGATTTAGATACTTTACCTCAAATTGTTTCATTCAATCAAACAGTGGAGGTATATCCTTTTTGGGGTAATGAAGATTTATGTGAGATTGGATTAACCAGAACCGACTTTGATTTATCAAGTAAGGGTGTTAAGGTTGAACCCAAAGCATATCTTCTCGGTTCAATATACTCGGATAAAGGTAAAAATACAATTAATAAAAATTGTAGACCTCAAGGTGAAATGGGTCGAAAATGTGATTTAACAACATTTGACGCAACAATTGAGATACTAAGATTTACACCAAATAAAGATACTAAGGGTAGACCTATATTAGAAAGATATGAAATTCAAGAAGACATAGAGGAAGATGGTTCATTTGTGGTTCCATTACCTATGAATATGGATTTTATATTCACAAACGAATTTGGTGAAAACGAAATCACAAACGACCCCAACAAAGGTATTCCAACATCGGCTTGTTATAGATTTAGAATATCAGGTAAAAATCAAACTTTAGGTAGAGTTAGATATGTTGCTAGTTATTTACTCCCAAATATACGAGAATACAATTCTGATGTTGACGGTTCATACGCCTTCTCATTAGATTGGGATGACTATCCAACTTCAGCAACAAGTTCTTCGGTTATTTTTAATCAAACTTATGGAAGTTATTTCCCTGAAGATTATTTCTATAGATTCTCATACAATAAGGTGTATTCGGTGACTTCTTATAGAAGTGGTCACTTTAAGGGTGGAAAAGATAATTTCTTAGGTATTAAAGATATCGCCCCTAAAGCGGAAGAGGACTGTGAATCAAGTGTAGTTACACCACCAATTAATTACGCGTGGAGAAAATTTAGTTTTGCTATTTTATTGGCAATTATAATTAATGTTTTTGAAAGAGTAATTTATACTGCTTTTGTTGGTGCAATACAAATCATAATTATACCCTTTCAATTCCTGTGGGAGTTTCGTATCTACGCAAAGGCTGCGGGTGTCACAATTATAAATTGGAGACCATTTGGGTTTTTTGATGGTGCGGTTATTGAACCTTTACAAGCATTGGGTACGGTCCATTTAAGTACAGTTGTATACCCCGAATGTGAATCGTGTGATGAAATACAGGTTTTCAATGAAAATCCAACAACCGAAAGTGACCCATCTTTAATTTATCAAAAAGTTGGTTCAGGTAGGGCTGTTAGAGACAAATTAACATTTTTAGTGAACTGTACAACATATAATTTAAACGTACCAACAACGGGTACAACCACATATAATTGGATTGATTGTACAACTAACATACCACAAAGTGTTTCAATACCGTTTAGTGGTTCTCCCACAAATGGTATATGTGCGAGAGATGGTTCATTATCTTATTCGGGTGGTGATGGTACACCATCAGTGGTAGGTACTTGCGATAGTACTGTTAGTGACGTTTATATTGCAAATCCACTGAATGGTACCGATGAATACATTTTAAGTGAATCACCATCCTCAGGTTTAACAGAATATAACTATATAAGTTATACTTATGGTCAGTCATTAACAACAATTTATAATAATTATTTATCGGGTAGTGTTACAGGTCGAACCTATTATGTAAAACTATTATATTATATTGCTAATCCATATGCCCAAACTTCAGACATTACAACATTAGGTACTCTAACTACAGGAACAACATTTGAATTAAATATTAATACATACACATCAGGTTCAACTACAGGATATTTGGGTTTGGATACCGGTAATAATTTAAGTTGGAGGGACGCTTCGATACCAAAAGATTATGTTTGGACAGGTTTTACGTATGAAATATATGATAACTATTACCCTACAACAGGTTCATCTGTAAACTCGTTTGATAGTACCTCATTACCTGAGGGATGCTTGTCTCAAAACACGATATATGATGATAGTGGTATAGTACCGATAACATATTGTGCATCGGGTGTTACCGCCGATTATAATAATAGTAGTCAAGTTATAGCAAATCCAGGCACAAATTGTAATAATTTAAACCTAATGACCGTCGGTCAAGTTGCGGCAAATGATTTATCTAAAAACCCTTGTAGTAATCCACCTTGTGATACTAGAAGTGGATTCTCTGAATTTAGATTCGGTGTTTATACGGTAATACCTGCAGCAGACGCTGACAATAGACCCGTGCAATTCAAATTAATTAGAGAATATGCTAGAAGAAAATTAGTCAATAAAGTATTCTGTGAGGGTATTGCAAATTATTCATTCTTTGATAATTGGTTAGCGGGTTCGTTGTATATGTTCCCATTTAAAGCGAGAGTGAGATGGGATGATGAAGAAAATTTAGATTTGAATGTAAGAGGAACAAATTATTGTGAAAACTTAGTTTACTATAAAGTAAAAGAAAAAACATCCAATGAACCGGTAAAAAGATTTTACTACAGGTCCACAAAATGGAATGGTTCGATTTTTCAAAAAACATCATCAGGTTCGCAGTTTAGTACTTTAAGACACCCAACAACAATAATGGATTTAGGTCCGAGAGATGAATTCATTAAAGAAATATGTGTCGACCCAACTCTTGACCCTAATTGTTCGGTTGTTAGAAATATTGGACCAACCTCATATCAAAATTTTAAAGAGATGTTAGGTTTATATATCAATTATAGACTTGACACAAATGCGGAGTTTGGTTACAAAGATTTCTTTTCAAATACGGGATACACATCTAACTACCCATTTAACACAAATAAAGAAATTTTAAATGGTGACGTAACACAACTAATTTCAATTAATAATGAAGTTGGTGTTGAGGAATTTGATTTACAAAACAGATATTATGGACAATATAGTCCAACAATATTAGACCCCGATGATTATCAACAATTATTCAAATCACAATCAGGTACCGCAAACGGGCCGATGCCGATAAATTTTGTTTTCGATGATGAAGGTTATAGGGTGAGAGTTTGTTTAAATGAACCAGGTAGATTAACAGAATCTTCTCAAATAGTTCCATTCTTTTATTGGGACAAAAAAGGTCAAGGATTCGGTGAGGGTTATGGTCAGTCATGGGATTATGCAACCGTGGTTTCTCAAAGATTACAAGGAATGACATATAATTACGCTTTCACTGGTGATACCACGTATAATTACTTATTGTTCCCAATGACTAAAGATTATTCAGGTAACACATTTACAATTGCAGGTGCGGATGTTAATGATGGTTCATTTGATGTGGAAGATACAACGGACGTTCACTTGAATTACAATAATCAAGAAGAAGGATTCACCGTCTTACATATTACATCAGGAACAACCGCAACCCCATTAGGTGGTACTTTATGGGTTAGAGTTGGTGAATTAGGTGGATGGGAATCAAAATCTTGGAATTTCGACGTTGATTTTATTTTAAAACCAACAGACGTAAACTATACAGGTACTAAACAAATTCTTTCCACACCATTCTTATTCTATTTTGGATTAAGACCGGGAGCAACTGCTATTGATAAATTCATAAAATTATTTGGACCGAAAGGTGCATTCCCGACTCAAGAATAATGGATAAAAAAAGAATAATATTACCATCTAAAAAGTTTTTTGGCTCAATTAATGAAGACCAAACGATTCGAGTTGGATTAGAGGAAACCGAAAATCTTTTAAGAGAAGGTGATAGAACAATTATTTTAAATAATGCCGAATTATTCAATAAAGAAAGAAACGAGAGTTCCAATTATAAGATACATGGTAAATTAAAAATGGTCTTTAGGAATCTTTATAGTGGGTCGTCTGAATATAATCCACTTCTAAAGAGACTTTATTTAGTTGGTGATGGTAGTAATAACAACTTTGATGGGTTTTTACCTTATCAAGAATTCGCGTTCCTAAGAAAAGATGTATTCAGACAAGTGAACACCATACAAACGGTATCATCTTTAACAACATACACACCCGTTATAACTTATTCTGGTGAAACTGAACATGTCACGATAACAAGCATAGACGCTCCTTACCACAATTGGAATGTTTATTTATCCTATGTGTATGGTCAGGACAGTACCTACCCAATGAAATATACTTTAAGTGGTGGAACTTCATTTAGTTTCACTGCGGGTGATGGTATACCATTTAGAGTCGAAAGTTTACCCAATTCTTATAAATTTACTAGTCCCGTTGAACATGGAATGTCATCAGGTGAATTCATTACACTTAGTGGTGGTAGTTTTAATAATACTGTAGATGTTACAGGTAGAACATTTAGTATTATAAGTGTTGGGGATTC